AATAATGGAACAAAACATGCATTTGAGGACATTGAGAAACTTAGCGGTACCGTTGACGATCTTGATGATGGCCTCCAGTTGCAGTCTACTATCAACTAAACAGATAGAAGTAACTGCCAAACCGATGGAGCGAACATTTGTTCAACCCGTTATGCCCCGAGAAATAAATCTTGGTGTACCACAATGGATTGTGGTAACTCCAGATAATTGGGAAGAGCAGCTATCAAGAATTGAAAAGCAAGAAGGAGAAATCTTATTTCTTGCTATGACAGTACCAGACTATGAAGTTATGTCTGTCAACATGAAAGAATTAAAAAGGTATATAACCGAACTGAAAGATGTAGTGGTCTACTATAAAGAAGTCACTGCACCTCAGACTGATGCACAAAAACAGAATTAAAATCTGTAATACTTGTGATCAGTATACAAAATTTAAGGTGTGTAAAGCATGTAAATGTTTTATGCCACTTAAAGCAAGGCTAACTAGGGCATCCTGCCCGAAAGGCAAATGGGAGAAGTAAATGAATTGGTTAAAAGAAAGAGTTTCTGAGAGAACATCTTGGGACGGAGCAGTAATTATCGTCGTGTGTGGTTTAGTACTATTCACAGGCGGATTAGCTAAATTATTAGCAATAGGAGGTCTATGCTACGGCATATGGACTTGTTACGAGGCTGAATAATGCCTTATCACACTAAGCCAAAAAAAGGTAAAGGTAAAAAGAAAAAACCTGGCAAAAAGAAAAGAGGTATGAAACACCATGGCTGCTAAACGCAGACCAGCACGAAGAAAAGCTTCAGCTAAGAAACGTAATATACCTACTAATAAAAAGTTATACGCTAGAGTAAAATCTGCTACAAAACGAAAGTTTGCAGTGTACCCTAGCGCATACGCTAATGCTTATCTTGTAAGAATGTATAAGAAGGCAGGAGGGAAATATCGTCGTGGTTAAAAAAAGAACAAGTATGAAAAAACTTACTAAAAAACAACAAACTACTTTACGAAAACATTCTAGTCACCATACTAAGAAACATATGTCGTTTATGAGAGCTCAAATGAGAAAAGGTAAAAGTTTTACTGCATCTCATAAAGCTGCTATGCGTAAGGTAGGTAGATAATGGCTAAGGGTGGATTAAGTACATGGTTCAAACAGAACTGGGTAGACATATCTAGACCTAAAAGAAAGGGTGGATTCGAAAAATGTGGCAGACCAAAAGCAGGAAAGAAGAAATATCCGAAATGCGTACCAGCTGCAAAAGCAAGTCGAATGACAAAAAAGCAGATCAGATCGGCAGTTAGTCGAAAACGATCTAAGAAACAAGGAGTAGGTGGAAAACCTACTAATGTTAGAACATTTAGGAGAACTACACGTGGCCGTAAGAAGAGCTAGAAGTAAAAAGTCCTCAAAGTTAAAAAGAGTGGGCGTATCAGGATATAATAAACCAAAGCGTACGCCCAAGCACCGAACAAAATCTCATGTTGTTGTAGCAAAAGTTGGTACAAAAACAAAGGTTATACGATTTGGACAACAAGGAGTGTCAGGAGCAGGAAAATCTCCAAAAACAATGGCACAGAAAAAAAGAAGAGCCTCATTCAAAGCTCGTCACGCCAAAAATATAGCTAAAGGCAAAATGTCAGCAGCATATTGGGCAAATAAGGTAAAATGGTAAATAAATTTAAACAAAAAGCTAAACAACTTTGGAACATGATCAACGGTACAGATAAAAACCTAGATGGTAAAGTCGATATTGACGATGCATGGATTACAGCAAGGCAAAAAAGCAAGAAACGTTCAAAGAACGTTAAGGAGAGATAGAGATGTCTATGAGATTAATGGCAGCAGAAGTTGCCTGTGGCACTAATGTTGGAGCAGCTTCGACTTTTGAAAACGCAGTATATGTAAGACTAGTTAATTCTGGAGCAACAGCAAGGTTAGTAACTGTAGCAAATGCAGCAGATGTAACACTGGCTTCAATTACAGTCGCACCTGGGGAAGTAACATTCCTAACTAAAGATCAAGACCATCAAATATTTGCAGCGCACGCTGAAGTATTAGGTGTACCAATAATATGGAGTTAAACTTGGATAATAAAGAGTGGTTAGAAGATATTGCTGCTTACAGCACTTCTACACTTGCTTTACTTAATAGAAAAGCAGAAAAATCCAAACAGATTTCCGATGGAGATCAGGTCATGAGTGAAATATGTATAGGATACTTGTATCTTTTACACACACTAAACACACAAGGGATATTGGAAACAAAATCAATAGGTAACGCATTAAATCGAACTGTGCACTAATGTTAGATGTTAGTAGAACAGATATCGTAAGTAATTCGTTTATGGACTTTCCTACTTCGGAAAGATTTATTAAGTTACCTATAGATTCTTACCTTGACTTATTAGGAATTACTCCTAACAGTTCACAGACAGCGCTGATTAATGCTGTCAACAACCCAAAATACAGATTCGTATGTGCCGCTATTTCTAGACGGCAAGGGAAAACATATATAGCAAACGTTATCGGGCAACTTGTTTCACTTGTGCCAGGTTCAAACATTCTTATTATGTCACCCAACTACTCTTTGTCTCAAATATCATTTGACTTACAAAGAGGACTAATAAAACATTTTGATTTAGAAGTTACAAAAGATAATGCAAAAGATAAAGTAATAGAACTCTCCAATGGTTCTACTATTCGTATGGGTTCAGTTAATCAAGTTGATTCTTCAGTAGGAAGATCATATGATTTAATAATTTTTGACGAAGCAGCACTAGCTGATGGCAAAGACGCATTTAACGTCGCCCTTCGTCCTACACTAGATAAAATAAATAGTAAAGCAGTATTCATATCTACTCCCAGGGGTAGAAATAACTGGTTCGCAGACTTTTATCATAGGGGTTTTAGTGAAGAGTTCTCCGATTGGGCTTCCATTCGCGCAACTTATCATGAAAATCCACGCTTCAGTGATGATGATATCAAAGAAGCAAAGAAAGCTATGTCCTCAGCAGAGTTTGCCCAAGAATATATGGCAGACTTCAACACATATGAAGGACAAGTATGGAATTTTAATTTTGAAGAGTGTGTTGCAGACTTAAGTCAGCTAGATACTAGTGATATGGATGTGTTCGCGGGATTGGATGTTGGGTATAAAGATCCAACAGCATTGTGCGTCATAGCCTATGATTGGGATCAGCAAAAATTTTATCTTATAGATGAGTACATGGACGCAGAAAGAACTACAGAACAACATGCCATAGAAATTCGCCGAATGATAGACAAATATAGTATTGATTACATTTATATCGATTCCGCAGCACAACAAACAAGGTTTGATTTTGCTCAGAATTATGATATTTCTACGATTAATGCTAAAAAATCTGTTCTAGACGGAATCGGGCATGCGGCCGGTATCATAGATAACGATAGATTGATAATAGATCAAAGATGTTCACAAGCATTGTCATGTGTAGATCAATACCAATGGGATCCAAATCCCAACTTACTGAAAGAAAAGCCAAAACATAATATGGCAAGTCATATGTCAGACGCCCTTAGATATGCGCTGTACACATTTCAAGAATCTTCAGGGAGTTTTTAGTTTTGACCTGCCAAAAAATAAATGTTGACATGAAGGTGAATTTTTGGTATAATTTTATATAAATAGGAATTTATGGATTTAAAACGAGATTTAGTCAAGTACGTTAGAGATAAAGCGAAATCTAAATATAAGAAAGACACCCAGTGCTTTATCTGTGGTGAAACAGAACATTTAGACTTTCACCACTTCTACGGAATGACTGAGCTTCTTGATACTTGGTTGAAAAGTAAGAAAATTACGATAACCTCAGCTGACGAGATCATGAAAATTCGTGAAAACTTTATTGAAGAATTTACTAACGAGATTTACAATGAAGCTGCTACACTATGCAAAGCCCACCATCAACGGCTACACAGTATTTATGGTAAGAGACCTAAACTGGTGACAGCACTTAAACAAAAAAGATGGGTGGAAAAACAGAGAGAAAAACATGGCATGGTATGACAGAATATTAGGTAGAGACCCCGAGGATCAGGAAAAACTGAATCCTGCACAGTCGTTTATCGGTATGGACGAGGGTATGACGATTGACACCCGAGAAATCAAAGACAATTACAGAACAGCATACGAAGAACTAGAAGTAGTTAATCGCGCTGTAAATATGATAGTAGATGATTCAGCAGACATTAAATATGATGTTGGAATGAAAGTAAATGGTATTATGCCAGTTGTAGAAAATATTCGAAGAACTCGCGTAGACTTATTACTTAATAAAGAACCGAATCCGTTTCAAGACGTTAATACATTTAAGAGAAATCTTATAATTGATTTACTAATAGACGGTAACATCTTCGTATATTTTGATGGAAGGCATTTATATCATCTTCCAGCACAGAATGTAACTATTCATTCTGATACTAGTACTTACATTGAGAAATTTACATATGATGGTCATGTTGACTATTCTACGAAAGAAATAATACATATTAAAGAAAACTCATTTAAATCAATATATCGTGGAACTCCAAGGTTAAAACCAGCGTATCGCACAATGTATTTACTAGACAACATGAGGAAGTTTCAAGATAACTTCTTTAAGAATGGAGCAGTTCCAGGATTAGTACTTAAGAGCCCTAACACTCTTTCCGACAGAATAAAGGAAAGAATGCTGCAAAGCTGGTCTACTAGGTACAATCCCAAAAACGGCGGTAAACGCCCTCTTATTTTAGATGGTGGACTTGAAGTTGATGCTTTAACAAAAGTCAACTTTAAAGAACTGGATTTCCAGACATCAATATCGGCGAATGAGAAAATAATTTTAGAAGCTATGGGTGTTCCACCTATACTTTTAGACGGTGGGAATAATGCTAATATTAGACCTAACCACAGACTTTACTATTTGGAGACAGTTCTTCCAATAGTAAGAAAGATGTCATATGCTTTTGAAAGATACTTTGGCTTTGAGCTGACTGAGAATGTTACAGACATTCCAGCTTTACAACCAGAGTTAAGAGATCAAGCTGCATACTATGCAACCTTGGTCAACACAGGTATTATGACTCCAAACGAGGCTAGAGACCAATTAGGACGTGAACCTTTAGAAGGACACGACGAACTAAGAGTCCCAGCTAACATAGCGGGTTCAGCAGCGAACCCCACAGAAGGTGGACAACCACCACAAGAAGAGGAACAGGATAATGGCGAACAAGAAAGCAATACTTGAAACATTAGCAGATTTTTTTGCTAAACAAGGTAAAGTTTTAACACCAAGTGAGTATAAATCTATGGGCAACGAAGACGTCCCAATGAGATTTATGGTTGCGAAAAGACCTTTCGGGTCTTGGTCACGCATGACTCAGATGTTAAAAGTGAACTTTCCAGACCAATGGGCCAAAGCTAACTCAGAACCAGCTCCTACGGTTAAACCGAAGAAAGCAGTTGAGAAACCAGCAAAGGCAGCTCCCAAAAAAGCTAAGGAATAGGTAAGTACATATGGAGAAAATTTTTCATTGGACAAATACTTTTAAAACTCTTGGAGAGGACGAAGACGGTAGCGTTGATATTAAAGGATTAGCGTCTACTAATGCAGTCGACCGAGCAGGAGATGTTATTAACCATGATGCATGGATTCAAAAGAATGGATTAGATAATTATAAAACTAATCCAATCGTTCTATTTAATCATGATTATAATAAACCTATTGGTCGCGCAACTTCACTAGAAGTTACAGAAAATGGTTTGGAATTTGGAGCGAAAATCTCTAAATCTTCAGGCGAAATTAAAGATCTTATTAAAGATGGTGTTCTTGGGGCCTTTTCCGTCGGTTTCAGAGTCAAGGATGCGGACTATAACAAAGAAACGGATGGATACACAATAAAAGATGCCGAACTCTTCGAAGTATCAGTTGTAAGTGTACCTTGTAACCAGGGAGCAATGTTCTCGGTTTCAAAGTCATTTGACAGCATGGATGAATACAACGAGTGGAAAACGCACTTTAATAATAACGAGGCTCAGAATACTTCTGCGCCACAAGCCGAGGGTAAAACCTCAAAACAGGAGACGAATATGTCAAATGACACTAAAACTCCCGAAGCTAACATCGACTTGAAAGCTTTCGCAGAAGAAGTAGCAAAATCAACTGCTGCTAAAATTGCAATGCAACAAGCCGAAACCAAAGCTAAGGAACTTGCAGACGCAGAAGAGAAAGCAGAACAACAAGCCGTTGAACTTGCTGAAAAAGAAGCTAAACAAGAAGAAGTCAAAACTATAGTCGAAGTCGGAATGTCAGGAGCTGAACAGCTCATGAAAGACGTTGAAGAACGTGTTTCAGAAAAGCATGATGACCTAGAAAAAGTTGTTAATGAACTTCAATCTGAACTCAAAGATAAAAAATCTGAGATCGAAGCAATTCGTGAATCAAAAAGAGTCTTTGGTGACAGACAGTCTAGCGACTGGAAAAAAGCATTCGAAGCAGATATTGATGACGCTTACGTAATGGGACTCGCAACAGGTAAAGGTTGGGATACTAAACTTGCACACTCTACAATGGAAAAAGTAAACGCACACTCAGGTGTTGGTGTTTCTTCCGCTGATTTTGAGCAAACAGTTTCAACTAATATCGAAAGAGATATTCAATTAGAACTAGTACTAGCTCCGTTATTTAGAGAAATCCAAATGACTTCAGCTACTCAAATCATTCCAATTCTACCAGATGCTGGGTATGCTGAATTTACAGCTAACCAAACAGCTACCGGGTCTTCCCCACATGGTAACTTGGAAGAAAGAGGCGATACTTATGACTCAACAATGTCAGGTATTGACTTAACTGAAAGAACTCTTTCAACCAAAAAACTCATCTCACAATCCTACTTAGGTAATGAGACAGAAGAAGATGCAATCTTGCCAATTCTACCATTGATTCGTGAATCAATCGTTAGAGCACACGCAAGAGGTATTGAAAACGCACTACTCTTGGGTAACCATGCAGACGGCGTTTACGGTACAAGTGGAGCAGCTTTTGAAGGACTAATCACTATGGCTGGTTCTAATAAAACTCAATCCGCAACTGCATTTGCTTCAGAATCTTTAACAGCTCTTGATTTATTAAAAGCTAGAAAGAACATGGGTAAATATGGTATGAATCCAGCTGATGTAGTATACATCATTAACACAACAGAATACTTCAACTTATTACAAGATGCAGAATTCCAAGATGTTAATCTAGTTGGTTCAGATGCCGTCAAACTACGTGGCGAAATCGGTTCAGTATATGGCTCTAAAGTCATCGTCTGTGACGAATTCAAAACACCAGCAACTGGAAAGTTCTATGGTGCAGCAGTTTATGCAAAGAATTATGTAATGCCTAGATTAAGAGGTGTAACAATCGAATCTGACTACGAAGTAGCTAATCAGAGACGAGTACTTGTTGCTTCTCAAAGACTTGGATTCACCGATATGATCGATGCTTCCACTTCAACTTGGGCACTTCAGTACAAAGCTAGTTAATAGCTAATGCGAATATTTGGAGGGGGTGTAACTCCCTCCAATGTTTTTAAGAAAAAATTATGGCAGATTTAGTAACATTACAACAATACAAAGACTTTAACGGTTTAGAAAGCGTTAAAAATGATGCTCGTATCAATCACATTATTGATCAAGTAAGTCAATTAGTAAAAAGTTATTGTAGTAGTACTATAATCGACTACGCAAGTAGTGCCAAGACTGAATACTTTACAATTAAAGATGATTTAGTCGATACAATTATTTTGGATGAATCTCCAATTATAAGTGTAACTTCGGTACAAGAACGAACAGGACAAGCAGATGCATATGTCACCCTAATCACAGAAAATTCTGATAGTAGCGGTAAATATGAATATGTAGTCAATGACGATTCTGATAGTATTACTCGTACGAGTGATTCAAGTACTAAGTACTGGCCAAAAGGTCACAAGAGTGTTAAGGTAGTATACACAGCAGGTTATACTAGCACTCCAGAAGATTTAAAACTAGCAGTATTTGATTTGATCAAGTACTACTTAAAAGACGAAAGAAAAGAAAGAATGTCGATTGCAGGAGCAACTGTTGAAAACGCAGTATCTTCTAGCCTTAGTGGTAATATAGGTTTTCCAGATCATATCAAAAGAATACTTGATATGTATAAAATCTATAGTTAATGTCTGTAAAAAATCTTAAAACTCAATTTAGTGCAAATTTAAGAGCAGCACAAAAAGATTGGTCAGCTAACTTTATGCCAAACGACGAAACACTTGTTGAGTTTACATTAGGCGGTTCAAATGCTTATAACGATTTTATAATTGGAACACAAAAAGTAATTAAAGTATTAATTCAAGATAATCTATTTGATAGTGCTTCTGATTTTAATACTGTAGCAGAATGGCAAAAAGCTAGTTTAACAGTACTTAATAGATATGGGACAAAGAAAAAAATTGGAAATACTCTTTTAAAAGGAGTTAGAGAAACTAAGTCACTTCCTATTCAAACAGGTGTGTATATGAATGCCCCAGTAGCTAGTATTAAATCAAATGATGGTTTAGCTATAGTACTTTATGGTATGGGAAAAAGCAAAGGTAACTCACAAATTGACGGAATATATGATTCTTTTACTAGAGATGTTTGGAAACAGTGGGTTAAAAACAATAAGGTAAAGTTAAGACAATTTTATGGGAGTGCTTTAGATAACCCGGATAGGCAGTTTGACAGACCTGCAAGTTCTGGAACAGCTACAAGACAGACAACTATTATAAAAACTTTTAGAAGTTCAGCAAAAAGAGAACATAGTTTAGATACTACTACAGCTTCACAAGCAACAAGAGATTTGTTTATTGATGCTTTAAATGAGTCTAGTCCTTCCATAACTTATAATGGAATAGCAATTAGACAATTTGATATTATAAAACATATTATAGAAAATACAAAGATAGATTGGAATTTACAACCTACTAAAGACGGAATAGGTAAATATCAGACAAAAAATGTTGTAAAATTAAGTCTAGGAAAAAATCCTACTAATTTAGCAAGTGATTTAGGTAGTATAATGCGACATGCACAAGATTATATAACACAGCATGTTAAGGATAGTACACAAAAAGTTCTATCTGATGTACAACTTAAAGCTAGTACATCTTTAAATGATCAAGTAGGTGGTGATGTTATAACAGACATAGTAAGACCCTTAACAAAAGCAGGGTTACCAGACATGAGATATAAAGTTAATGTAGCCGAATTTAGCACAAAGAAAAGAAATGAAAAAATATTAAAACCAAAAGGTATTAGTAAAGCTACACTATCAACTATGGCTGTAGCAACAAAAGGGAGACTACCAAGGCCCATTCCAAAGGAAAAGAAAAAAGAAGGAGATGCAGGTAATCTATTAAAAATAGAAGCAATGATAAATAAAAAACTCCCTGCACAAGTTAGAAGAAATATGGGAAGACCAGCATTAATAAATCAGACTGGAAGATTCTCAAATAGTGTAGAAGTTCAAAATTTAAGAGCTACAAAAGCAGGAATAAGTGGAGAGTATACTTACATGTTATCTCCTTATGAAACTTTTGAAAACACAGGTAGTATAAGATGGCCTTCTGGGTATAATCCAAAGCCTCTTATAGCAAAAAGTATAAGAGAATTAGCAATGGGTTTAACATCCCAAAAATTAGTTAGCCTTAGGAGAAATTAAATGGCATCACAGTACAGAACAGCAAGAAAAAAGATAAGTGATGCACTAGTAGAAAAAATTAAAGAGATTGACGGAAATCATCCCTTCAATTCAAATATATTTAATAACGCACATTCAGGAATGGTGTTTTTAGATCAAATCCAAGAGTACCCAAAAGTTTGTGTAGTCGCAGGAGATGAAACTAGAGAGTATCAACCTGGTGAGTTTAAATGGAGGTTTCTTGATTTAGATATAAGAGTTTATGTTGACGACCAAGAAGATCCTCAAGAGGTCTTAGCACTTTTAATGGAAGACATTGAAAGGGTAATAGACGAAAATGATGTTTTGATTTACGACGATACTGTAAGTCCAAACTTAACAACGACTTCCTTAACGTTGTTATCAGTCACTACTGACGAAGGAGTTTTAACTCCTCTTGGAATTGGTGAGATAGCGTTAACGTGTAGGTATTAATAGAAATTACAAACGCTGATAAAAATCTAGCGACGTACTTTCAAAGACGATAAAATAGGAGAAAGCAAATGGCTTTAAATCTATCAAGAAATTCTAAAGTATTTGTAAGCTCAGTAAATGGAGTT